TCGCCGTTGCGAAAGAGCAGCGTCGCCATCATGCCGAATCTCGCGGTCTCGTCGTCGTCGTGGATGTCGCAGACCAGTGCCGAGCACCACAGAGGATTGCCGTCGCGTTCGCAGTTCAGGCAGTCGTCTGGATGCACGATCATCCCGACCTGCACGAAGGGCACTTGTCTCCCGGCGATGATGATGTCCGATTCGTCGTCTTCGCTCGTGTGGTCGGTCATGGGGCACGACGCGCGTGACTGGTCGCAGTCCGACTCGATGCGACCGCACGCACAAAATCTCGGGCCAGGCACGTAGACGAACCCGTAGCCATCGGGCGTGACGAGCATGCGATCGGCCGCCCGCGCGATGGCGATCTGCTGCGCCGTCATGGCGGCAGACGAGACGATCGATCCTCCCGTCATTGCAGTTCGACGCAGGAAAGCCCATGTCTCGTCGCGCTCGCGCACCAACTCGCGGTTCCGCTCCTCCCAATGCCGATTGCATCCCGGAGAAAGCTTGCACACGCCATCCTGGCCGCAGTCCTCGATCTCGCTGCGCTGCCGGATCTTCGGCAATGCGCCGCTGCACGTCGTCGTCTCGCGGTCGTAGTTGCGGACCATGCCGCAACGCGAGCAGACAGACCAACCCTCGCGCTCATGCGGCGCCCACTCGTGTCCGGGGCTACTCATGCGGCACCACCTTCGGCCCGCGCTCGACGGTCAGGCTGTTAACTGCGCGCTTCGTTCGCGCGGTGTAAAATTTCGGGTCGCGGAGTTTGTGAGCCAGCCTGTGAGCCTCAGCCTTCCACGTAATGATCCCCTTCGCGTCGATCTCCACCTCGCCGAGCGTCACGAGCCGCGTGAGGCGCTTGTCGAGCACCGTCGGCGATGGCCCGCCGAGGTAGCCGCCGAGCGAGATGCGCGTGAGCGGCCCCTTCTCGCGGATGATGCGGCGCATCTTGTCGAGCGCCCTCGGCGAGTACGTGCCCCGCCCTGCCTGCTGGAGCGACATCATCGTCCTCCCCTCCTCGCCGTCGCGTGCGCGAGTTGCTGCTGGTTCTCGCGGAACACCGACGTCGTCTTGCCGGCGAAGACCGCGAGCGCGTCCTCGATCTCGCGGGCCGCGTTGCGGATGTGCCGCTGCGCGTAGCCCTCCCCGTACCAGGCAACCGGGCCGTCTCCCTTGTCGTTCGGGCACCCCTCGAGCGCCGAGGCGATGATGTCGCGGGCGACCTCGAGCCGAGCGACGGTCTGCTCCTTCGCGTCGTCCACCATCACCACACCCCCACGAACGCGCCGACGCAGAAGGTCACCGCGGCCCAGATGAACGCGACGAGCGCGACCAGCACGACGACGGTGCGGTTCGCGTCGCGCGCACGCTCTTCGATCTCGCGGAGCTCGTGCTCGGTCAGCGCGCGCTTACCCACGGAGCACCTCGGCTCGCTTCTGCGCGCTCCGCTTGCCAGCCGCGCGCGCCGTTTGCGATGTCTGGCCTGACGAAATGATGCCGAGGCGCCGCAGGTGGCGGTAAAGCGTCGCTGGAGTCACACCCAGCAACTTCGCGGCCGGATGCGGATGCCCGCCCGATCGAGCCATGGCTTCGCGAATTGCTGCGTCGCGCAGCCGAGCGAGATTCAAGGCGGTGGGCAGTGTTCGGATCAGCGCATCGACGAGGCCGGCGATCGACTCGTACGCCTCGACATGCGCGCGCTCCTCGTCTGGGAGGCGCCCGCATTCGATCAGGGCTCTGTCTCTTGCCGCGCGCGACCGAAGCATCGAGACCACGTCAGCCCGAGCACTCGGCAGCAACTCGTTGACACGAGCCGCCGCCGCCATCACATCGCCATTGGCTCTGATCTCATTGAGTCGCTCGGCGATATACTCCTTCGTCTCAGCCACGACGCACCTCCTCGGGAAAGAGCGCAAGCGCGGCACCGCGCAGGTCGTCCTCTTCCGGGCTCGCGAAACGATCGCCGGGGACCGCCGCGTACGCCCGTGCCGCATCGATGAGGGGCTGGAGCCGGGCGAGGTCGACACGTAGCCCATCGACCACGCGGTGAACGGCGGCGGTTGTCGCCTCGCCCTGCCGGGCATCGAGGTAGTGACGCACGTCGTGGTGGTACTTGGCCTCCAGCCAGGAGTTTTCCTCGGCCGCGACCTTGGCGCGGTGCTCCGCGCCCGCGGCCCGCTCCTCCGCCTCCTCCGCGCGGGCGTCCGACTCGCGCACGAACTCCTCGCACACCAGGCGCGCCTCGGTCTCCTCGGCTAGCCGCAGCGCGTTCGGGCACACGAAGTCGCCCTCGACGGGCGCGCCGTGCCGCAGGCGCTCGGCTTCGCGCTCGGCCTCCTCGGCTCGACGCTGCATCATCGCCAGCATCACCTCGGCATCGGTCGCTCGCTTCTCCGCCGCGGTGAGGGCGGCGAGGAGCCACCGGATATCATCGGCAGCTTTGGACCCACCCTTGTGCCGCCCGATCAGCATCTCGCGCTCCGCTTGCGTGATCGTCTCGTCGCTCATCGCGCGCCTCGCTTCTTCGCTGGTTTCGAGAGCTGCGCCGCGAGCCAGTTGAGGCCGCCCTTCGCGATGGCCGCCTTCACCCGCTCGGCCTCGGACTTCGGGATCCGGGTGAGCGTGCGGACCTTGCGGACGTAAGAGACACTCCTGACCGAACCGTTCTCGATCAGCGCCTCGACACGACGACGGGAGAGCCCAGTGATCTCGCCAAACCGGACGGGGGAAACGGTGTCTTCGAGGCCGCTTGCGGCCTCATTCTGCGTGGTCAAGATTGCAAGCCCTCCCGCTGACTGTGGTAGCCAGCTTTTCTCTTCTCCTGCTCCTTCTTCGGGAGCCAGGTGGCCTCTAGCTCGGGCAGCGTGGTCTTGCCGACCACGACGGCCTCGACGAGCGCCAGGCGCGACGTCCGGACCCCACGGTCCGCGGCTTTGATCGACTTCACCACGGCGTCGAGACGGTCCCTGATGCTGCGGTCCATCGTAACCGAGAACGTGACGCGCTTCTGTTTTATAGCGGCCTTCACCGGCTCCATCTGTTAGCACGTCACACGATTGGGCCGCAAGAGTCTTTCGTGAGAATTGTGCATGTTGGCGCAAGTGTGCGCCATGCCTAAGGAGACGGGGCGCCCCTTCTACGGGCGACGGCGCGGGGCCCAGAGTTACTGCGCGAGGCGGATGATACCGCACGTGAGCGCGACAGCGAGCGAGATGCCGCCGCCCACAAGGCACTCGGTGCGCGCGTCGCCGATGGTGCCGGCGCACGTGCCGCCGACTCCAGCGACCGAGCCGCCGACGATGGTACAGATGTCGAGCGCGAGCGACGACGACGGCTCGGTGAGGCGCCGGATCGCTGCGAGGTCCTCGCCGTGCGTGACGATCGCCGAGTGGAGCGCCTTGTCGTAGCGGACGAGCCCGTCGAGCGCGTCGAGGTACGTCGGGAAGCGCACTGCCATCTTGCCGCGCGCAACGACATCGTCCGTCGTGGTGGCGGTTGCGGTCTGCGGCTCGGCGGCAGCCATCGTGAGAGCGAGAACGAGCGAGGTGATCACAGCGCGACCTTCCAGTCTTCCGCGAGGATGTCCGTCTGCGATGCGAGCCACGGCACATGCTCGCCGCTCGCGGTCTTCATGACAACAAACGGCGCGCATGGGAGGTTGTCCCATTTGCCGTTGGTGAACGTCCACGACTCAACGATGCCGATCCACATGCCCTTGCCGTTCCAACCATCACGCTGCACTCGCGAACCAAGTCGCATCGCATCCAGCGCTTGACCAAAGTTCATCATCCCTTCTTCCCTTCCGCCGCGTTGACCGCGGCCTGGAGCTCCGCATCCCGCTTCTCGGCGGCGGCGCGCTCCTCTGCCTTCGTCTTGTCCTTCTCGTCGGCGCGTGCGCGGAAGAAGTCCGCGAGCGCCCTGAAGATGTCGAGGATCTTGTTCACTCGGTCTTCTCCTGTGCCGCGAGGAGCGCCCGCGTCTGCGCGTTCGGCGCTTGGACGCCGAGCACCAGCGCGATCGTGTTGAGCGCGGCGTTGATGAGGCCGACGTCGGACGTGTCGAGCCCGACCTTCGGCCCGACGATGGCGGCGACGGTCGAGATCGCGACCAGTGCGACGGCGATGATGACCTTCGGATCCTTCACTTCCCTCTCCTATCTCGCGAGGTGCAGCACGAACGCCGTGCTCGCCGCCGCGATGAAGCCTACGATGGCCGCGCCCACGCGCGCCGGCCGAGCCGGTAGCTCTAGCACGGCTTCGGTGCACGTGATGGACACAGCGCACCAGCCGAAGCCGGCGGCGATGATCAGCATCGCGTTCACGCGCCCTCCGCCTTCCGCTGGCCGAGCAGCACCGCCGGGTCGTGCCCCTCCGGCGGCGACGAGTCGTGCAGCATGTCTACGATCTCAGCCTCTTCGCTCGCGGTCATGCGCTCGGCCTGGCCGCGCCGCACGTCGATGCGAACGTTCCGCATCTCGCGGAGCAAGTCCTGTTTCGCGCCCATCACGGCTGCCCGAATCTCCTGGATGAGCCGAGTCTCCATGTCGTGATCGTCGTGCACGCGCGTTCCCTCTTTCGCATGGATCAGCTCGACAATCTCGCCGAGCCGCTCCGTCGTCGCGCGACCAGTGGCCTCGAAGATGTCGGCCATGCGCTTGTAAAGGTCGGCCTCTGCCGATGCCTTCGACTTGAGCATCTCCTCCAGGGAACGCTCGCGGCGCACCTGCGACGCGTGGATGATCCGCAGTGCCGCGCCCATCCCCAGGATGAGCACGACCACGACAGACCATGGGTGTTGCGAAAGTTCGATCGGGTTCAAGCGCCCTCCGTGTAGTCGAGGCCAGGGACGAGTGCGCCGAGATCGAAGCCGGGCCGACGACCATCGCCGACGCAAACGCCGTGCGCAGTGTCCATCGCCTCGACGGTGCGCCCGTCGCCGAGGCTGATCGCGACGTGCCCCGGCGCCGCGCCGCGCGGACGGCGGAGGAGGAGCGCGCCCGGCGTTGTGAGCGCACGGTGAAGCGGGATCATCGTGCCCTTCGCCTCGACGTGTGCGATCTGATTCCCGGAGCCGTCGGGGATGATGACGCCTGCGCGCGCGGCGGCCCACTCGACGAGCTCGGAGCAGTCGAACGCGGTGGGTTCTGGATCGCGAGCCGACACCTCGACGCCGAACCGATACGGCTTACCGATCTGCGTGAGCGCTTCGATGAGAAACGAGATTGAGCTCAGCATCCGCCATACCTCGTGCAGAAGAAGCGGCGCGGCTGCGCGAGCTGCGCCTCGGTGAGCGTGACGTGCCATTCGATCGCGCGACGCACGTAGGCGTCGATGTCCCAGTTGGCGATCGCCGGGGTGCCGTGGTGAGTGAAGTGCATCTGCGCGCTGTTGCTCGCGGTGCACGAGTTCGCCAGCGACACCACGCCGCCCGACAACTGCAAGACGCCCTGCGTCCAGTTCGCGCCGTCACGACGCACCTCGAGCGCGTTGAACGCGCCGGCTGCCGGGTAGAGCAGGTCCGAGAGGCACGTGCCGCCGGTGCCCGGGTGCGTGGTCATGTACGCCGCACCGTTCGCGTGCGAAGGCGACTGTGCCGGGCTGTTGCCCGAGTAGCTCGAGCCCGTGACGAGGATGCGTCCGCCCGCGGAGAAGAAGTGGCTTCCGTTCGTCGTGTCGTTGTTCGAGCCCACGAGGAGCCACGTGGACGCGCCGGGGTCCGCCGTCTGCGTCAGCGCCAGCTCGTCATTGACCCCGTCCCACTGCGCGCCCGAGCTCGCGCCACGCCACGTGGGGCGGTTCGCGGCCGTCCCCTGCGTGCCGTTGCGCCCGAGGTGACCGTCTGGGTCGGTTGACGGGCGCACGCAACCGATCGTGTCGCCGCTGGCGGAGACCGGCGTCGTGCACGCGCTGTCGGTGTAGAGCCCCGCCTTCACGTCGTAGCGGTAGTCTCGGCTCGTGAAGTTGTAGAAGCCTTGGTCGGCTCCGCGCCAGCGCACGAGGCTCGTGCTCGAGCGCGTCGGGCTCCACGACATCCATCGCGTGAGATCAGCCGCCGTGGGCACGCGCGTGGCGATGACGAGGTCCCCGAGCATCAGGTCGCTCGCGTTGCCACCGCCCGAGGCGCGCCCGATCCACATGACCTGGGCCGCGCTGGATGTGCTCGGCGCGTTCGAGTAGGCACACGTCTCCTCGGCGTTCGAGCCGATCTTGAACTTCGCCCCGCCCTGTCCGCCGAAGACGATGTAGCCGTTCACGATGCCGGTCGAGACGCTGAAGTCGGCGGTGCTCGTGCAGTTGAAGACGTAGGTCCCTGCCGACGCGCGCATCATCTGCACCACCAGCTTGTTGCTGGTGCTGCGCGTGATGTAGAGGCCCGCGTTCGCGGTCGTTGCGTTCGCGCTGTCGAGGAAGATCTGCGTCGTGCCGTCGTTTGCAGCGAACCCCATGCGGAAGTAGATCGCGCCGACGCCGGTCTGGTGGATGCGGTCAAGCGACGTCGCCGAGCTCACCAGCGTGAGGTAGTCGGCGTCCGCGCGCGTGAAGCGCAGGTACGGCGCCGAGCCCGATGTCGCCAGCGTGAGGCCCGTCGAGGTCGAGCCCGCTGCGATGTACGCGTTCACCGGGTCGTCGATGACGCGAACGGCGTCGCCATCCGCCACCGGGTGCGTGAGCGGCTGGCTCGCGTAGTCCTCGACCCATAGGTGCGGCGTCGCGTGCGACGAGATCCACACCTCGGCGCTGGGGAGGTACTCCGGCGTCCACGTGTTCGAGACGCTCGGCCGCGTCACGCCCATCGCCGTGTACGCGACAGAGTGGTAGGTCCCGCCGATGAGGAGCTTGACGACGCCGTCCGCGCCGTCGGTCGTGTCGAGCACCGCGTGCGGCGTTGAGCCCGTGGCGATAAGCTGAACCGGCGCGCTCCCGGTGGAGTCGCGGAGCTGGTTCGCGACCACGCGCCCGAGCGGCACCGCCTCGCTCCCGTCGGCGTCACCGTAGAGGAAGCGCAGGGTCGTGTACTTGAAGCGCCGGTTCGCCTGGCCGCCGAGCACCGACTGATGTCCGAGGTCGGCATACGCCGATTGCTGCCACGCGCACTGGTTGCGGCCGTCGTTCCAGGTGCCATCGACAAACGGGCCTGACACCGCGCCTGTGTTGAAGAAGCACGCGCCCGAGGTCGCGCGGAGCGGCGGGCAATCGGTTGTGATCCACCCAGGGTAGGTCGCGCCGGCGCATCCGCGCTGGAGGTCGCCGATGGGCGGCCCGCCCGAGAGCACGGCGCCGTCGAGCCAGGCGTCACCACCGTAGCGCGCGAGCGTGTAGACGATGGCGCTTGAGCCACCGCTCTGCCCGTACGCGAGACACGGCGTGCCGTTAGCGTGGTAGGTCGTGTCTCCGCAGATGGCTTGTGAGAGCGTCGCGAAGCGCCCGGCGAGGTAGAGCGGGCCGTCGGGCAAGCCGTCGCCACCGTAGCTCGACGAGCTCGGCGAGCCCTGCCACATCCCCTGGTCGTTCCCGGACTGCGTCCAGAGGACCTGGATGAGCCGGTAGTTCGCGGCGATGATCGCTGCGTAGGCCGTCGTCCCCTGCGTGTTGGCCTCGCCGCTCCCGGTGCCGCCACCGCCAATCTGCGCGATGATCGTGCCGACGACGGCGCCGCTCGGCTCGGTGATCTTCAGCGACGCCGTGCGGTCGTCGATCGAGAACGATCGGCCCGCCTCCGGGTCCCACAGGTTCTTGAGCGAGACGTTCACGAGACGGCACGAGCTCGTGGTGATCGACGTGACTCCGCCGCACGAGCCCGTGCCGGCCGCGCCGATGTACGCGCTCCCGGTGGGGAGCGTCGCGGTGAGGAGCGCGAAGAGGAGCGCCTGCATGGTCACCTCATGGGTTTGCGGTGTAGGTCAGTTCGAGGATCGAGCACTCCCAGCGCACCAGCGTCGCTGACGGGCCTTGAGGCCAGGGCTGGAAGACGCCGCCGTCGAACGCCACACCACCCGTGCACGTGGTGCCCGAGGGCTGATCGGTTTCGGCGAGTACCACGTTGGGCGTGGAGAGCGTGCCATTCGTGTTGCGCGCGGTGTACGAGCGCCGCACGGTGCAGTAGCCGGACGGGATGCCGCCCGCGTCCCACTGGCCGAAGTGCGTGCCGATCCACTGGATGACGAAGCGCGCGGTCTGGTTGATGGGCACGGCTACAGAGCACAAGCCGCCCGGCATCATGTAGCCCGCGTCGTTCGTGTACGTCGCACCGCCGGTGCCTCGCAGCACGGCGGGCACTCCCCACGTCGCGTTCGCTGTGCCACCTGCGTCGGTAGCCGCCGCAGGGAGCACGGAGGAGCGCTCGACGGGGCTCGTGATGGAGTCGAGCTTGATGCCGTCCACCGAAGGGTCGCGGCCGTCGATCGTGCCGCCCACGGAGAGCGTGATGTTCCCCGAGACATCGACGGTGACGTACGGGTTGCAGTAGATCTGCCCGCCGTCGTCTTGGGCCACCGGCAGGTAGCCCGGCGCGCATGAACCCGGAGAGGCGACGTACGAGCCGGCATCGATCGCCGTGCCGCCGCCACTCGAGCCGTAGTAGTAGGTCGTGCCATCCGCCTGCGTCACGGCGACGACGCCCGCGACAACCCATCCGCCGAAGACGATCATCATCGCGCGAACCCAGCGCTCACGGTCCTTCGGATCCCAGCGGCTCATCAGATCGCCGCCTTGTCGATGAACGACACGAGGGCGGTGCCGCTCGCGGCCGACGTGTTGACGTACTGGACGCGGAGCTGGCCCGCGATCGGGTAGTCGAAGATGTGGCGGTCCTCGGTGTTCGCCGCCGCCGCCGTCGCCGTCATGAGGTTGTTCCAGTTGCCGGCGGAGTCGAGCCGCTGCACCTGGAAGGTTCCCGCCTGTGTCGCCTTCACGTAGACGACGACGCCCATGTGCGGGCGCTGCGGCGTGTACGTCGGCGAGTTGGTCGTGCCGCCCGACGTGAACGTCAGCGAGAAGTTGGACGGCAGCGTGGACGCATAGGCCGAAGGCGCCGTCAAGTCCTGGAAGGCCGAGAAGACGAGACCGAGCGCGAGGAGTAGCGCGACGCGAAGGTGCCTCATGGCACAACCCTACCTGCACCGTTCGAGGTGCACAACGGGCAACGCGCGGCGGTCAGCGTCGGCGATACTGCTCGTCGCGAGCCCTGGCTTCCTGCTCGTTTTTGATGGCCTTTTTGACTTCTCGGCTGTTCGTGGCGTTCGCGATGCCTGAGACCGGGTCGTCGATCTGCACACGGAACGGGAGCAGGTAGGACATGAGTTGCTGCGCGTAGACGTTCCGACGGTCCATGTCCGGCTGGAAGTAGCGCGCCGCGCCGAACGTCGAGACGGGCCCGGCCGGCTGCTGCATCCCGAGCCACTGGTTCATGAGCATCATCGTCCCGCGGTCGAAGAGGTACGGAGCGGCGTAGCGCGCGAGCGCCGGGTTCTCGTCCTTGTTCGCGACCGGAAAGCCGAGTTGGCCGAGCCCCGAGCCCTGCGGCACGGAGAGCGACCACCCGTCGAAGTCACGCTGCGCGACGAGGTCCCGGTTCGTGAGGATCTCGAGCGCTGCTTTGATGTCAGGCTGCGCTGACATCCCGAGGTTGTCCCACGACCTGAACGGCGAGAAGGCGTCATAGAGGTCGATCTTCGGCTGGAGGATCGTCGTGAGCCCCTGCGGCACACCTTCGGCCGGGCCGGTGCGCTCGCCGGGGCCGAGCCGGTTGTACGCGTTCGCGAGGACCTTCATCCACGCGTTGATCGCGTCGCGCGTCGCCCCGCCTACACGCAGCGCCGGCCCCTGGTTTAGCGTGCTCTCGCGCGGCTCGAAGTCGGTGTTGTCGTCGAACGAGCGTAGCGTGCGGTCGAGCGACATCGCGGCCCCCGGCTTGGCGAGCAGGAACCGGGCGGCGCGACGCGGCGACTTCGACATGAAAGCCGAAAACGGCGCCGCGTAGGCGAGCCCGCGCTCGAGGGCGTCGCGCGACTGGTAGTCGAGGAGCGTGCTGAATGTCTTGGCGACCGCCTCTTCTGGCGTGGCGCCTTGGTCCATCCAGTAGAGCGCGTGACCTAGCTTCTGGCGCGCCTCCATCATCTCGCCGAAGCCGCGGCTCCGCGCCGTGCCGCCGAGCTCCGCCGGAGCGACCGCGCGGTAGATGTCTCGCGCTGCGCTCTCCGGCTGGATCATGCTCTGGAGGTCCTGCGCGAGCCCCTTCGACGGGTCCAGATCGAACCGGTGCGACCCGGGCTCGATCGGGAGGCCGGCCTCCTGGAGCGCGCGCATGATGGCCTTGTCCGCGTCCGTCCCGGCGCCGGCGAGAAGTTCCGCCGCGCGAGTGTTGTTCGCGAGCGCGTTCTTCTCGCCGGCCATCGCCCGCCACAGCATGTCGTTCGCGTAGTTCGTCGAGTGGTAGCTCGGCGACTTCAGCGCGAGCGACTTGAAGAGCGACCGCCCCTTGTCCACCGCGTCGCCCGCTGCGACGAGGGCGCGCTTCGCGGCGGTCTCGGTACCGACCGTGCCCCGCGCGAGGTTGCCGAGCTTGCCCGACGCCGGAGCGAAGACCTGCTGCATGCGGTTGGCAACCTCGGGATCGAGCACGCGCTCGACCGTGGTTCCGTCCGGCTGCTTCACCCGCACGACCGAGGCGCCTAGGTTCTTGCCTGACTTGTCGCCGGCGGCGACCTCGCGACCGAACTGCGCCGCCATCTTTTGCCGGAACGTCGTCTCCGCGGCGGCGCGGGCGCCGAGCCGGTTGTAGCCGGAGATGAGCTCGAACGGATCCACCTGCGGGGCTCGCCCGAGCGCGCGGTCGATGAAGGACTGCTGCCCAACTTGGACGTAGCTCGGGAGCTCGGCGTTCGACATGCCGCCTGGGAAGCCTTCGGCGGCGCCAACGCGCGCCTTTTCGAGCGCGGTGTAGCCGGCGCCGGGGTCGCCGTGACCAGGCTTCGCGGCGAGCTCGTCGAAGATGCCGTAGCGCGACGACATCGGCCGGCGGAGGTAGATGCCCGAGAACGGGTTGACCGCGGCCTGGTCCGGCGTGAGGTAGCCGCGCTCGACGAGCAGGTCCTTCCACTCGTTCGAGTGCTGCTTCACGAGGTCGGTGAACTGCTGCGCTCCGGCGCCGAAGGTCTCGTCGAGTTTCTCGTACGGAACGAAGTCGTCGCCCGCTGTGAGTGAGTGGAACGTACCATCGTTCGCCGGGAGCACCCGCTGATTAGTTGCGACTTGCGTTGGCTCGGCGGCGAGTCCGGTCTGGCGTTCCCAGTCGCGGTGTTCGGCGTGCCGCCTGTACCACTCGCTTCGGAACTTCGGGTCCGCGAGCTTGGCCTTGAACTCCTCCGGCAGCGCCTCGACGCCCTGCTTGAAGCGATCAGCCATCTCCTGGCGGACGATCGCTTCGTCGCCGCGGGCGCTGCGCTCGAGGCGCATCTGATCGCGGAGCGCGGTGTTGTAGATGGGCTCGGACTGAAGCCCCTTGGTGGCGATCGCGTCGATGGCGTCACGGCCAGCCTGGCCGGTCACCCGCCCGAACCAGTCGCGGAAGGCGTAGGGCGTCCCGATGGGCTTCGAGAGCCCCGACATGAAGGGCGGGTGCACGCGGAGGAACGGCTGCCCCGCGTACTTGCCGAGCTCAGCCTCGCGACCTGCGGCCCTGAGCGCAGCGAGCGCCCCCTTCGAGGTGCCGCCGAGTGAGACCAGGTTGAGCGGGTCGGTGAGGATCTGGACGCCCAGCTCCGCGCCCGAGCGCGTTGTGTCCTTGAACGCCTGCCTCGTGTTCTCGACCGACTGCTCTGGCGACGGGATGTCGCCGTTGATGACGTTCGCCAGCGCGCCAGCGGCGATGGTCGGAACGCCCACGGCTGCCCCGACGGTGGCACCGAGGGCCGCAGGGACGCCTGCGCCGATGCGAGCTACCGTGCCACGCATCGTGTCGTCGTTCTCCATGACGTTGACGACTTTCTTTGCCCACTCCTCAGAAGGCATGCTCCACGCCTGGTCGAACGAGTAGCCGCCGCCGAGCATCGCCGTCGGCGTGCGGACGACGCCGCGATGCAAGAGGTCGAGACCCCACATCACGCCACGCAGCGGCGCCGTGCCGAGGCGCGTGTTGATCTGCGATGCGCGCTCCCGAGCGGCGTTATCGCCCTGGAGCGACTCGTAGTCGGCCAGCGTGTTCGGCACGATCTCGCGCTCCATCGTGCCGCGGCCGATGCCGACGCGCTGCTTGATCTTCGGGATGATGCCGATCTCGCGCTGGTTCGCGTACTCCTGTTCCATCGCCGTGCGGTCTTCGACTCCGCGACGGATGGCTTCGGCCTTGTTCCACTGCGCGTCGAACTTGGCTTGCAGTTTGTCGCGGAGATCCTGGTCCGTGACGCGATCGATCTCCGCCTGTGCTCGGTCGAACGCATCACGGCTCGGCAAACGATCGATCGCCGAGCGTAGCGTCGTCATCGACTGAGACGAGATTTGCCGCGCGGCATCACCGAAGAGCGGTTCATCGGGATCGGGCGGAGATCCTTCAAGCGTGGCCTGCCTTACCGCCGGCGAAGTAGCTTGCTGCTGTGGCTTGGACGCGCGGCGAAGCAGCGCCTGCGCGAGCGCAGAGTCATCATCCTCCGCCGCTGGCTTGGCAACGACGGTAGATGTCTGCGTCCCTGCACGCTTCGCCGCCGCTCGAAGCAGCGCTTGCGCAAGCCCTTCGTCCTCGCCGGCCATGGTTTACTTCCCCATGAGGATGCGCGCCGCCTCCTCTTCCTTGAGGCCGAACGGCTGCCCAAGCTCCGCGGCGATCGCGTCTTCATCCGACGGCATCCCGAGCGCTTGGTGGTGCGACTGCAACGCGGCGGCGTACCTCTTCAGCGACCCCTTATCCACACGGCGAAGTTTACGCGTGAGCGCGAGCTCGGCGTTCTTCACTCGCAGGAGGTCGTTTTCGGCGGACTTGCGCCGCTTTTGTTGCTCGGACTCGCCCGAAGCCTGCGTGATCGGGCGCGGCTTCTCGATGAGCCTCTTCGCATCCTCGGGCGTGATGCCTGGGATCGCGGCGGCGATCGCCTCCGGCGTCACGTCCTTTCCCGAGTCCTTGAGCGTCTGCGACGCGCGCGTGACCGCCTTCTCCAGAGCAGCCTCGCGCTCGATCTCCGACTTGTTCTTCGCCTTAGTCGAAGCGGCGGCGATGCCGATGTTCGCCTGCATCTGCGCCTTCGAGCGCTCGTCCTCCATCTTCTGCTGGCGCGCCTGCTGGCCGAAGTAGCCGAGGTGCTTCCCGAGGGCGCTCGCGGCCTCCATCTGCGCGGCGGGCTCAAGAGTGGCGAGACGGGCGAGGATGTCGCCCCGCTCCGCCTGGGGCGCGCGCTCCACCGTCTTCGCCGGGCTCGCCCCGGACGCCTTGAACTGCGCGAGCGCGGCGCGGTTGCCTGCGTCCTTCATCGCCTGCGCGAACGGCGACGCCGCGATGTCCGCGTCGAGCCGAGGCGACGGGAACATCTGCTCGCGGATCGCCGGGTCGTCGCGGAACGCGTGCATCGCGCGGTCGAACGGTCCGGCGATGGGCGCGCCGAACGCCGGACCCGCCATCACCTGTCGGTTGTTCGCCGCGTTCGCCATCTGGAACCGCTGCGACTCCTGCGGCGTAGCGATACCGCTCGCGTCGGCGAAGCCGGTGTTGAACGAGCGCCCGCCACGGGCGTCCGGGACCGCACCGACGCGCTTCTGCAGGAGCACCGCGGCCTCGTCGGGAGGGAGTGTCCCGTACTTCACATCCGGCGTGACGCCCTTCGGCGCCCCGGCCGCCGCCCCGAACTCGCGGCCGAGCGACTTGTTCTCGTCGCGCATGTCGCGGTCCGTCTCGCCGGAGACGCCGGGCGGCAACTGCGGCCCGCGGCGCAGACCCAGCTCCTCCATCCGCCGCCGGTGGGCGTCGGCCATCTCCATCGCGCGTGTGAACATCTGCGCGAAGCCGCTGGCGCCGTTGGCGAGACCGTATGCGAGCGCGTTCCCGGAGCCCATCATCCACCTCCGAATGCCCACCGTCCGAGGAGCGCGCCGCCGATCTGGCCGCCCGCGTTCCCGAGGAGCCCGAAGATGCTGGCCGGCGTGATCTCCTGGGACCACTGGTGCTGGAGCTCGGCGAGGCTGCGGTCGGCCGCGATGCGCTGTGACTGGAGTTGTGCGACCGCGCGCCGGGCGACGTCGCTGTCGGCGTAGCCGGCCATCGCCATGATGGCCTGGATCTGGCGGTCGAAGAAGTCGCGCTGCGCCTGGAAGTTCTGCATCTCGGCCTGGAGGCGCATGTTCGCCGCGGTCTGCTGGTGCTGGAGGCCGCCCTGCGCCGCGAGACCTGCGGAGGTGCCCGCCATCCACCCGGCACCCATCCGAGCTCGGCCGCCCTGCGACATCGCCGACTGGATGCCCTTGCCCGTCTGGAAGGCGGTCGCCGCCTCGTCGGCGCGGATCTTCGCGTCGAGTGCGCCCTGGTCCATCTGCGGCGCGTCCCAGCCGAGGATCTCGCGGAGGATGTCCTCGGGCGATGTCGTCTTCTTCGGCGGCGACGCGGCGTCATAGATCGCCTTGGCGCGACCAGTGAGCGAGCCGTCGAAGATGTTTCCCTGCGAGACCGGGTCTTCGCGCGTGCCGCTGTTGACGTTGCCGTTCTCGTCGATCCAGAACCCCGCTTGATAGAGCGCGTCGGCGCCGGGGACCTGTGCGCCGTTCATCCCAGCGTGGCGCGCTTCGGCCACCTGAGAAGCGTCCGCATACACGGGCGCGCTCGGATCGACGCCCGTTCCGCCGGTGTCGTTCGCATGGCTCGGGTCGCTCGACGACTCTGCCGCCGCCAGCCCTTGCCCGCTGGTCCCGAACATGCCGTCCGAGCTACCGCCCGGCTCCGAACCCGTCGGCGCGGAGCCGGTGACATCCTGGTCGGCGGTAGGATCCATCGAGACGGCCGTGCTCTGCGGGCCGAGGTACTCGTTCTTGTAGCCCGCCGCGCGCCCGCTCGCGCCGCGCATGAGCTCCGCGAACGACTGCGCCCCGCCGAACTTCCCGCCGAGCACGTTGCTCGCCATCGGGCTCTTCGGCACGAACGCCGGCCGCGGCATCGGCGTCCGCGGCGCCGCCCCGGCCGCGTAGCCCGGGAGCCGCCCGGTCCCGTCGCCGGCGTCGTAGCTCGAGCCGATGCCCTGCCGCGACACGGGCTCGCCCGCGTTCGGCACGGGACCCGGCTGCGCCTTCATGCCGCCGAGGAAGGACGTCTGCGCGCCCGGATAGCCGACCATCGTCGCGTCGCGCGCTGGCGTGTCCGGGCTCGGCGACAGGTTCGGCGAGTCGTAGCGGCTCGCCGGACGCTGGTTCGGCAGGCCCATTGGTTGCGCGAGCTGCGGCGTGCTCGCCTTCACGGCAGCGATGCCGGCCGGCGAGCGCATGATGCGAGGGGACATGGTCTGCGGCATCGTCATGGGATGGCTCCGAGCTTGAAGACGAGGGTCAGCACGACGTCGGCGAGAAACGGCGTGTTACCGCCGCCGCCGCCGCCAGTCGCGCCGACACGCGGATCGATGACGTCGAGGTCGTTCACCGGCATGATCGGTGAGTCGAACGGGCTGGCCGCCGCAATGACGTAGTAGTCGTCCGACGTGTCCACCTCGAACGCCTGGCCTGAGACCTGAACGCCGCCCACGAGCAAATCGAGCTTGGGCTTGCCCGCGGTCGCACCGGCTTCGGAATAGCCGACGTACCACTCCGCCGAGCAGAGGAACGCCTGCCGGCCGCTGCGGTTCCGAAAGCGGATCTTGCGGCCGACGGACGTCATCGCGTCTTGCTTGATCCCGAACTTCCCGGTGCCTGCGGTCTCGCCGATGAACGTCCCCGCCGCGCCCGCCGCGCCCGTCGTGTTGAGGCGCCCGAAGAGCGGGATAACCATCGTGAGTACGCTGTTCGGGCTCGCGAGCTTGGTGAGATCGATGCTCGCCGCGAGCGAGATGTCGGCGTTCTTGACGTTGCCGATGCGGCCCTCGAGCGCGGTGAAGTTGGCCTGCACCTCGGAGGCGTCTGCGGCGGAGCCGTTCGCCAGCGTGTACGGGAGCGTCACGTCTTCCTCCTCATCCGAGCACCGGGTCTCCGTAGAGCCTCACGCCCAGAGACGATCGTACCACGAAAAACGGGATCTTGGCCGTCCGGGTCCGGTCGATGTCCAGCACCGCCGGCCACGAGCCAAACGGGTAACCCGCCTCCGTCCGCGCGGCAAGGAACGCGCTCACACCGGCGGCAGTGTGCTGCGGAGCGTAGAGGTGTGTGTTCTTGTAGTTCCCGAAGTGGAACGCCAGAAAGAAAGCCACGCCATCGTTGAGCTCGGCGTCCTTCTCGATGGTGTGATGGTGCATCCGCTGGTCGCCGCCCATGTAGAGCGTGACGCCCATGGGTGCGTGGAGTGCGAACGACACCCCCTGCCCCGGCTCGGTCACTAGGTCAGCCTTCGTGCCGTGCGACGGGCGCACCGCGCGATAGAACGCGGTCGCGATGCGGCAGTCGTTCGTCTCGGCATCGAGGTTCGAGCCCGCGATGAAGGATACTCGGCGTGCTTCCATCGGCCGGTCCAAGTGGACCGGGCAAAGGATGATGTCGAGGTCGTTCTGAACGATCGCCTCCGTCGCCACCGTGCCGATCGCCGGCATCGACTGGTAGTGATGCTGAAGGTACTTCCGCGCGCGGTCCGTGTGCTGCGTGACGCGGTCGTCGATGACCTTGAGCCGTCGCTCGATGTCGCGGATCTTGGCGTCGCTCATGTGATCCTCGCAGCGCGAAAGCCGCCCTGACGACGCATCCACGCACCGAGGTTCCGGCTCGGTTGGCCGATGAATCTGCGCACAATGGGCGGCCCTTCGCGCACGATCTCGCGCTCATCGATCCCGACGCCCACCGTCATCTTCTCGGACGAGAGCCACCACCAGGTCATCGGCCGCTCCGGGTGCGCGGCTTGAGGAGGAGCTCGAGGCCGCGCACCGCCCATCGGTACGCGCCGCCGAAGATGAGCGCCACGCGGTGAGCCCGCGCGTAGTGCGGCAGGTTGTCGCGCACGGTCTTATAGGCCGCGGAGGCCCACGTTGCGGAGCCCCACGTCGCGGAGCCCCAGACCGGCGCTCCCTTGTCCACGGAGACGCCGTGCTCGGCCGAGATAGGATCCGAGTCGTCGTCGCCGCCAAGGACCTCGAGCGTGACCTGCTGGCCGGCGGCGAGCGTGCGCGCGGTGAGCATGACCGCCGAGAGCCCGCTCTCTAGTCCGCCGGCGGGTTGGTAGGGCAGCGTGCGGACCCACGACTCGATAGCCTCACCGTCGTCGTTCGCGGCCTCGGCAAGCGTCATCACGTAGCCGTCCGCGGTCCCGAAGAGGATGCGCTCGCGGCCGTCGGTGTCGTTGTCGATCGCCATGGACGCGACCCCGTACGGACAGGTCCACCGCCACCAGCGGTTGCGGAGATGGTCCCACACGAGGATCGTGTCGTTCACGTTCGAGCCCGCGCTCGGGACCGCGAAGAGCGCCCAGGCGCGCTTCGGCGCCGAGACAGCGCATGCACGCCGGATGCGGTCCCCGTTGACGCCGCCGGGGACCAGGCGCTCCCACTGGTCGAGGAGCATCGTCGGCTCCCCACCGGCCCAGGAGTAGATGCCGCTGGCGGAGACGCCGACGAGCTGCGAGACGCTGCTCGTGCCGGCGACGACGCACACCGCGGCATGCGCGACGAAGCCGAGACCACGAACGAGAGGCGCGAACGAGTAGCGCCCATTCTCGTCAGGTCCGACGGCTTCGTGGAGCGACGTCGGGGTGAAGATGACGAGCCTGTCCTCGACCACGACCATACCCGAAACACCATCGCCCTCCTCGTCACGGATGATGTCCTCGTAGATCCACGGCCAGGCGTTGTTCAGCGCGCCCGGGGCGCTCCAGCGCACTGCGAGCGGGTCGTTCGGGTCGCCCGCGACGATGATGCGCGTCTGGTGCTGGGCGACAAAGCGGCCCGCCGGCGGCGACCGGCGGAGCTGCGCGAGCGGGTTGACGCGGTAGGTGTTCGCGTCGAGCGCCTTGGTGTCCGGGAGCGCGCCGATGTAGTCGAGCACACCCTGCGACCGGAAGTCGGCCCGCAGGCGCCGCAGAGCGCGGCCGTCGAACTCCAGAAGGCCCGAGCCGTTCGTGCAGATGAGGCGCCCGGTGATGGCGTCCACGACGCCGCTCCACGCCTCGGACGCGTCGGCGACCCAGCGCAACTCTCGCCCGATGAGCAGGTGACCCATCCACTTCGACGTGAACCATCCGGCGGCATACGGGGCCGTGGCCGCCGGCGGCGTGATGGTGTCCTCGTCGTTCGAGTAGCACTCCATCCACAGCGCGCGCTCGCTGATCGGGTAGAGCGGCATCGCGAGCGCGTGCGGCGCCAGGATCTCGAAGCGAGCGGTCCCGTTCGGGGCGATCGCGAGCGCCGGGTAGATCGTGAAGGTGTTGACCGTCGCGCCTGCGTCGAAGCCGATGATCTCGTGCTCGTCTCCGGCGGTCGCTCCGCCGCCGCCCGTGGTCCACCGGAGCCTGCAATGCCGGTAGAAGCCGTCGCGGTCGTCGAGCCCGGAGCCCGAGGACGCAACGCGCACCACGGTCGTCGAGAACGCCGCGATCGGCGTGAGGATGCCGGAGAGCGCACCGCCGCGCCAGCCGTCCGTCGGCCATCGGTACGGACGGAGCGCGCGCGTGTCCGGGTCGTAGAGCTCGGTGCGCATCTTCGTGATGACGTTGGACGTCCCGTACGAGAGCCCTGGCGTTCCGATGGGCGTCGCGCCGGCGGCCTTCGCGGGGCGAGGCCAATCCACCTGCGAGAAGATGCACGCGGTCTCGTCTTCGAGGAGCGGCGCGATGTCGGTCTCGCGCGTGGTCTCGATCTTCACGCCGAGTTGTGCGCCGCGCTCAAGGCCGCTCACGCCCTGCACTCGGTGGTCCTCGGCCTTCGTCGTGCTCACCGTGTCGCGGTCGAGGAGGTCGCCGGCGATGACGGTCGCGTTCCTGCCCTCGATGCGGACCGGCATGATCGCGTTCACCGGCGCGAAGTTGAAGATGCGCACACCAGGCTTGTCGATCGTCACAACGTTCGACGCAAACGGGAGATCCAGGCTGTCGAAGACGTGAAGGTCGAGCTGGATCCAGAACGCTTCGGTGCCGTCGATCGTCGTCTTCTTCCAGTCGAACGAGTCGGTGTGCCAGTACACCCGACCGCTCTTCTGGAGCGGGACCAACGTGTCGTCCGTACCCGCGACATCGGTCGTCTCATCTACGAACGACGGGACCGACTTCCATGCAGCACCATCCCACGCGGAGATGTCGAGCGTGTAGCGCTTGAGCGCGACGGCGCCGATCTCCGACGTGACGAAGCGGAAGTCGATCCCGTCGAAGCGAAGATCGGCACACCCGACCCAGAACACCTGATCATTGAGGGTCGCGGTTCGCGAGGCCTGGAGCGAAGACGTGTAGAGCAGGCACAAGCCAGCCGGCAGAAGATGCGGAGGCCCAGAGCCCACCGGCACGAACGCCGGCCGACGCCGAACCTCCGCCTGATCACCGACGACGTTGAGCGCATCGGCGCACTGGTTCCTCTTCGCCTCCTCGGCGAACCGGTTGATGCCCCCGACCCCCGTCGAGAGCGCCAGAGGCCTGTGCGCTCGATCCGCCACCGTCTCAGCTCTTCTTCTTCTTCAGGTCGTCCGCGAGAGTGTCCAGGCTCTTCTCGGCCGCCGCGGCCTTCGCCGCCTTCTCGCCGACCTGATGCTCCGCCGCCGCGAGCTTCTCGTTCAGCTCCGCGAGGCGCTTCATCTTCTCCTCGAGCTTGCGCTCCGCCTCGGCGTGCGCGGCCTCCAGGTCCTTGTCCTTCTGCTGCTGCGTCCGGAGATGACCGCCGTGGTGGAGGAAGTCCACCTCGCCGTCGTCGTTCGTCGCCGACGAGAGCCGGCCGATGCCGAGACCGTTCGTGGTGACCTGCTTCGCGTACTCCGCCGGAACGTCGATCCAGTTGGTCCCCTTCTTCTCCTCGGTGCCCGGCACGATCGCCAGCTTGGTGACCGAGGTCTTGCGGCCCTGGTGCTTCGGGTGAGGCACGCGCTCGACGACCTTCACGAACCGCCCCGTCTTCGGCTGGTGGATGTACTGGATCCCGTTCCACTCGCCGAGGAACGCCTGCGTGGGGTGGTCGTTGTAGAGGCGGACGATGCCCTTGTCTGCGATGTTGACGCTGCTCATGCCCTGAATCTCCTACGAGTCCGGATGCGCTGCGGCCCGGCTCGGCTGCTGGACGCGAGCATCTGCTCGCGAAGGTGTTCGAGAGACTGCTGCTGCTGCGCCGAAAACTCGTCGTCGGGACGAAGCAGCCGTTGTGCCACCATGAGCGCGATGAGCTCGTACCACTGCCCGGTGAGCGGGTGAGCGTCCGAAGACGACGTCACGATGGTCGGTGACACGAGCCCCGAGATGCGCAGCGCCATGTCCGACGATGGCTTCGGGCGCACCAGGATCGCGAGGTCCGTCCCCGAGGCCGCAATGCTCCACCGACCAGCCATCCACGGCACGGGGCGCGCGGCGACCGGCGACGCGAAGCGCTCGATCTCCAGCGGCGAGACGTACTCGAGCGCAAGCGGCCGGCTCGAATCGGTGATGTCCTCGACCTTGTAGATCAGGCTCGCGTTCGTGAGCCCGGTCGGGAGTGTGATGCTCGCCGAGCCCGCGGTGAACGTAGTATCCACGGCGACGAGCCGCTCGCCCGGGTTGCGCTCGGAGAGGTCGCGCTGTAAATCCTCGATCGCCAGTTGAAAGGCGTTGTCGATCTCGTGGTTGCTCCAGCGCAGCGCCGCCGAAGCCTTGGCTACGCCGGATCGATCCGTCTCCGGATCGCGAACCTCGGCGCGGATCGCTTCGCGAAAGAGCGAGAGCGCCGTCGCAGCCCTGCGCTGGATGCTCACGCCAGCACCTTCTGCGCTTCACGCGCGCGCGGGGCTTCGGCGGTGCGCGGCGGCGACACTGCCTCCGCGACCTGCTCGAAGTAAACGCGCGACTCCGCCTCGACGCGCGCGAGGAGCGCCCTGCCCTCCTCCGCGAGCTCGAAGAAGTCGGCGTCGGGCGCGACGCAGCGATCGCCGAACGACGCGACGGCCGCGCTCGGCTCGTACGTCTTCCGGAGGCCGCGCTCGGTGCGGGTGATGTCCATCAGGAGCCCGGCCACCTCTTCGACCTTCGCCGCGAGCACGTGCGCCTCGACCTTGATCTTCACGCGGTAGCCGTTCCTCTCCTCGTACCGCCACTTCCGCGGGTTCATGTGCGGGACGATGGTCTCGTTCGACCACTGCTTCGTTCCGTTGTTCGCCGCCCGCCAGATGTGGCGGAAGCCGTACGAGAGGATGTCGCGGACCTGGTCGTCCATGACCCGGCTCTTCTCCTCGTACGCCTTCTTCTGCGCGGCGTCGTGGAGCCGGTTCTGGTGCTGCGAGCCCTGGCGCACGGAGACCTCGCGGCCGTCGATGGCGCGGCGGTCGAAGTTCTCGCGCAGCATCTCCAGGTCGCGCCGCGTCGGCATCTTGAAGTCGCCGATCATGCCGCGGAGGTGCTCGAACTCGCCGGTGTTCGCCAGGTCCGCCGGCAGGTAGCCGTCCCGGCGCTCGCCGCAGAGGATCATGATGGGCTTGCACGCCTGACCTTCGCCGCGCGTGTTCACCACCTCCCAGAGCGTCCACCGCCGATAGGCCGGGTGGATGGCGAACATGAAGCGCCCACGCATGCTCTCGACCACGCCGGGCTCGATGACGTCGCGGATCCACACATCCCACTCCGGCGGGGGCGGACAGGACGCACGCATCTCGCGCACGAACTCGACCGAGAAGCGCTCGCGGAAGAGCTCCGGCGAACGCTGGCGACGAACGTGCGGGTGCCGGCCCTTGTCGAAGCGCGGCTTCTCCAGGTTCACCGGAGCCTCGAAGGAGACCTTCGGGAGCCGCTTCTCGATCTTCGCTTTGATGTGCGCGCGGGGCTCGCGACACCACTCGTTCGGGTGCGCGAGGTCGGGCGACCCTTCGGCGTAGGGGTGGATCGGAACTTTGACGTCTGCCTGGTCGCTCAAGTGTCCCTCCAAGGCGTACCGGCGCCCGGCGAGACCGAGCGCTCGGCGATCAGTTGGGGAAGGCGGGGTTCGGACGGACGGAGATCGTGATGCCGTCGCCGGTCTGGATGCCGTAGCTACCGCCGTCCGGCGAAGCGCCGACGCCGACGAGCTCGTTGGTGATGTCGGTGTCGAGCAGATCGACCACCTGGTACGTCAGGCTGACCGCGCCGAGCGCCGAAAGGCGTGCGCCGCTCCAGCACTTCTTCACCGGCGTGCCCGCGTCGGTCGCCAGGCGATCGACGACGCACACGTTGATGATGTCGCCGACCTGGCGAGCGCGGATCGGGAGCGCGATCTTCGCCGAGCCCGAGATGCGCAGGTAGTCGTCCGTTGCGGAGGTGCCGCCGCTGCACCCAGTCAGGACCGCCGACGTCACCTTCGAGAAGGCCGTGGTCGTGTACTGGACCGTCTCGGTCACGTTCAACACCGTCTCGGGGACGACGCGCCCATACGCATCCTCGCCGGTGATCTTCACGCTCGCACACGTGAGCGTGCTGTTCGCCGAGACATCCACGAGGACGACCGCGAGCTGCGACGGCATGTCGGGGTTCGCCGTGCTGTTCGTGACCGTCTTCGGGCCGGCGTCGATGTTGAGCGCGCCCGCGTCGCCACCGTCCACCGCAGCGCCGCCGTCCGCCCCGAGGGATGACACGGCGATCACCACGTTGTTCGAGCCCGCGGTGACCTCGGTCGCCGTCGGGATGCCGAAGTACGACCTGGTCTTCTCGACCTCGCGGAGCTCGAGGGACAGGTTGCCGGGCGTGATGAGGGCGAGCGCGAGGCCCGCGGTCAGCGTCACCACCAAGAGCGCGAGCAGCGCCACCAGGCGGCTCTTCTTCGTGCGAAACATCGTGCTCGTCCTCCTCTTGCCTTCCTTCGATCAGACGTTGACGTCGTAGACGTCAACGTCGATGTCGTCGAGCGCGCCCTGGTTGAACGGATTTTCGCAGACGATGTTGCCGGACTTGTGGAGCACGATGCTGTGCGCGTCGTAGCCCTCGACCCAGCGCTCGCTCGTCTGATCGATGGGCCCGAGCGCGCTCTGCTCGTACCACCCCCAGCTACCCGTCTCGGTCGCGCAGATGATGCCCGGCATCATCATGAAGTCCGAGTCGTACGGCAGCGCCTTGTCGCCAACGTGCGCGACGAGCTTCTGGAAGCCCGATGCGCCGAGGATGGGCGCGTAGCGGCGATCGTCCGAGTGTTCGGCCACGACCTCGCGACGCGTCGAAGAGTGGAGCCAGAGGAAGTCAGGCTCCGTGCCCACGCCCTCGTCGCGGATCGTGTCGATCAGGACGTGGAGCTGGCGCTCTTCGAAGGGGCGCGTGGTGCCGGTGCCAGCCGGGTTCGGGCGGTACACGCCGTTGAGCGTCGGGTAGGTGCTCTTCGCGAGGCCCGCATAGGCCGCGTACTGCGTCGAGTCCACCGCGATCCCGAAGAGGCCGTTGAACGACGCGAACGTCGTGATGTCATCGGCCGCCGTGCCCGAGACGGTGCTCGCGCGCGAAGCCCACGGCACGATGTAGTCGGTCGCGCCGACGCTGGTCGGGTCGGTCGCCACGCCGGCCGAGGTCGCCACGGTGATGTTCGGCGCGCTGTTCGTGCCGCCGACCGCCGAGATGTAGCGGAGCTCAGACGACTCGGCGCCGCTCGTCGTCTCCATGTTCTGGCGCGAGGCGCCCGAGACCGTCGCCGCGACGCCGATGTCCTGGTTCACGCGGAGGTAGTTGCGCCCGCTGTTCCAGAAGTCGGAGGCGTTGCGCGAGTTGCGGCTCGCGAGCGTGAGCACGCCCGAGCCCGGCGCCGCCGTCATGCGAGCCCGCGCCTCGTAGTAGCCGAGGATGAGCTTGGTCGCGTAGTTGATGTCGAACTGGAGGCGCGCGTCGCGGATGTCCTTCATCCGCGCCTCGGCGAAGGCCGCCTCGTTCCCGCCGCGGCTCGAGCGCTCGACGTCGCCCGTCCACTGGAGGGTCGAGTAGAGGTTCCGCGGGTGGAACTCGGGCTTCGCGTGCGTGCCCGTGGTCGGCCGCGGCAGACGCACGCCTTCGCGGCGGGACTGGCCGCTCGACTGCGGCCAGGAGAGCGTGACCGCGCCCTGGAGACGCTCACCGGCGATCTTGCCCTTCATGCTCGCGATGCGCTTCACGAGCTCGCTCGCCTCGTGGACGTGCGCGTTCCACATCGGCAAGTACATGATCTTGAGCAGGTTGATGTACGCGGCTCGGCTGTTTCCTACGAGCCCGGTGATGTCGTTCAAGGATGCCATGCTTGGGTCTCCTGACCTGTGGTCCGTCCTGGTCTGTTAGAAGGCTCGCTTGAGGATGTTCTCGGCATCCTCGATCGTGAAAGGCCGAGTGGCCTTGCCCGCCGTGTGCCCCGGCACCGCGACCGCGGCGATGGGGTTAGGCGCCTGGCCCGCCTGCGGCGGCCGGATCGGCGTCACCGACGCCTGCGGCGCGGGCGCCGGGCGCGTGGCCTGGTAGAAGTCGAGGTACGGCTTCGCGGCGAGCGCCGCCGCCTGCTGCGGGGACGCGCCCTGCTGCGCGTACGCCACCGCGTCCCGCACGATCGCCTGCTTCATCGTGTCCGGGAGCGACGAGACGCCGACGGCGGCGAACGGCTGCATCACCTGCGGCTCGAGCGAGGACTGGAGCGTGTACTGCCGCGCCTGCTGCTGGACTCCCGAGAACATCTGCCTCAGCTCGGCGAGCTCCTGCCGGAGCGAACGGTTCTCGACGTGCTGCGCGTACACCGCCTGATGCAGCGGCTCGGCGGGGTTCATGCCGACCGCACGGAGCTCTGCCTCCATCTGCGCGCGGGGATCGACCTGCTGCGCCTGCGGCTGTGCCTGGCGTGCGAGGAACTCCTGAATGTACTGCTGCTGCGCCTGGAGTTGCGCCTTCACCACCGCGAGCTCTTGCTCGACCGGGCTCGCCTGCGGCGGCGTCGGCGCCACCTGCGGGGCCGGCGGCGCGTACGCCATCGGCGGGGTCTGCGCCGCCGCGGCGGGAGCGCGCCCGAGCATCTGATCGAGGAGGCGCTCGGCTTCTTCGACGCTCTGCGGCGGCTGGATCGCCCCGGGCGAGGAAGCGGGGGACATCGCCTCCCCGCCCGGGACTGCCACTTGCGAGGGGACTGAAGGGACTTGAGCGATCGTGGGCGGCGCGGCGACCCCGTCCGTTGCCGTGGGGAGGTTTCCGGTCAGGGTCGGCACGCCGTCCATGTGCCTCGACCCTGCACCAAATCAGTTGCTAGGGTCAAGCCCTGCCATCGCGTCGTGTGCAAGTGTGCACCAGAAAAGGTGCTAAGACGCCTCGGGCTCGGACGTCTGCTGGAACCCGGAGGCCGCGCCCTGCGCCTCGACGTCGTTCTGGCCGCCGTCGAAGGGGCTCGCCATGCCCGGCTGCTTCGCCGACGGCGCGCTCTTGCCCGGCGTGAGCATCTGCTGCTGCTGCGAGAACGCGCCGAGCTGCTGCGCGTGCATGACCTCGAACTGCGAGTAGTACGCGGCGAGCGACTGCTGCGCGAGCGGCGGCAGGGCGTCGTACTCGGGCCCAGCCATGAAGTCGTCGAGGACCTCCAGGTACGACTCGGGGTCGTCCATCCATCGCGCCTGGAGTTGCAGCATCGGGTCCGCGGCGAGCGCCTGGATCTGCGCGCGCGCCCGCATCTTGTGCTTCTCCTTCGGGTCGATCGTCGAGCGGTCGTGGTAGTCGTAGCCGACGGTCTTCCGGAACTTCTCCGCCGCCGGCGTGTCCTCGAACGCGCCGAGTTGGAAGTATTGCGTCGCCTCCGCGGCGCGCAGCGCGCGCGAGCTCGGCCGCCCGGTGTCCACCTCGAGCACGATGTTCGCGTCGAAGTCGTAGTCGGCGCGGCGCAGCGGCTCCATGAGCCACGAGTCGTTCTTGCCGAGGAGCTGGAGCGCTCGGCCCTCGGGGAAGAAGTCGCGCACGATGCCGATCGCGAGCCGGATGATGCGCACGATGCGGAACTTGAAGACCGCCACGTCGGGGTCACGCACGCCCTGCTGGAACTCGTTGAGGTACGCGAGCGCGCGGCCCGTCTCGACGCCCGCCGGCGCGTCGCCGCGCGAGATGTCCGAGTACGTCGAGACGTCTTTGATGATCGACATCCCCGACGCTTCGGCTTCGAAGAGCGCCTGCGGGATCGCCGCCGGCTGGAGCCACTGTGGCACCGGGCTCGTCCCCGTCTCCTGCCCGTAGTAGATGAGCCCGCCGGCGATGTCGTCGATGTGATCGACGTTGATCTTCGACTGCCGCGGCACGAGGAGGTGCGCCGCCGTGCCGTGCCGGATGAGCTCGAGACGCTTCGTCGCGGCGATGTTGATCGAGCGCTGGATCGACTTGATGTCGGCAACGACGCCGTCCGGGTAGATCGAGCTCGGGACGATGTTCTGCCCGAGCGCGAGGACCCAGGGCCAGTCATACGGCAGGTCCGCGTCCACCAGGAGCACCGTCCCGCAGTAGACGACGAGCCGGCCGCCGGGGCGCGCGTTCGTCGGCTTCTCCCAATACTCGATGAGCTCGCAGAGTTGGTTGCCGCGCGCGCGGCCGGCGGAGGACCACCCGCCTTGCACGAACCGCGGCGCCTGCTCGACGGCGTCCCGAGCGATGCGCGTCGGGTCCCGGTGCGTCGGCGTCCAGCGCCCGAGCGTCGAGACGCCGTCGAAGTCGAAAGGGAAGTGGTCCTCGAGCGCGGAGAGCGGGACCATCTTCCGGTCGAAGACGTGGCGCAGATCGTCTTCACTCGTCGCGTGCGGGTCGGCGAGGACGTCGATGATGTCGCGGAACTCGATGCGCACGTCGCCCTGGAAGCCCTGGCGCACGCGCTTCTGCGCGCCCGTCGCCGGGTCCACGGTGTTCGCGAAGATGGGCGGGCCGCGGTTCGGGTCGAAGTAGACCTTGAACCAGCACGCGCCGTGAACGGCCACCGCAACCTCGCCGCGCACGAGGGTCTCGAAGTCGATCATCCCGTTCGCCAGCATCGACCGCGCGAGCCGCTGTACCGCGAGGGCGCGCGCCGCGGAGCTTTGGTCGCTGTTTGCCGGCACCGCGACAACGTCCGGCATGTTCCGGAGCATCGACGCCACGGCTGAGCGCACGGTCGGACGGATGTAGTTCTCGACCTCGCGCTCCTCGCCGTCGGCCGCCGGCTCGATCCATCCGCCGCTCTCGGGCGCGAAGCCCCAGTGCAGGCCGCGGTAGAACGCCATGTTCTCCGTCGCGATCTGATCTCGGCCGCGGATGGCCTCGAGCGCGTCGCGATAGAGGTCTTGGATGGGCCCGATGACGTCCCGCGTGCGCGGGTCGGTGTCCTTGACCGGCTCCAGCATCTCAGCGTCCCTCGGGGTTGATCAGCCGTCGGGCGGTCCGCGCCGAGGCTCGCGCCTCGAGCGCCTCCTGCTTCTCCAGCATCTCGTGGTCGAAGCGCCGCTCTTCCATCGTGAGCTTGCGCGTCGCGAGGTCGATGTTCGCGCTCTGCGCCGCCGCCTGGTTCTCGAAGTGCCGATCGGCCACCTTGCGGACCGCCGCGAGGACGGGGAGGACGAGGATCGCCGCCGTCACCGGCCCGGCGATGCAGGCGAGGACTGCACACAGAACGAGGGCACTCTGGGGTTCCACGCGCCCAGACTGCACCTGTTCCGTTGCATGAGGCAAGCCCCTACGTTGACGCGGTCTCCCCGGGTGCCGACGGTCTGAGGCGTGAGGGATCCGCTGTTGCTCGTCAACATGCTACTCGCGCTTCTTGGGGCTCATCGGCTCTGGGGCCGAAAGGGCGCAATCATCATGCTCGCATGCTGGGCGTTGGCCGGCGCCATCGGCCAAGCCATCGCGACGTTCGTCGTGGAGCCCGCCTTTGCCGCCGAGAGACGCGGGGCAGACGAACGCAGCGCCGAGCGCTTCGAGCAGATGAGAGCCTACAGCGTCACCTGCGTATGGAATGACGGTGGGTCGATCACTCGCTGCGACGAGTCCCTGAACCCGTATCGCGACGGCGGTTTCTAGTCCTACGTTACCGGGTAGCCCTGGCGCTTCGCCTTGCGCTTGTCCCGGTCGATCTTCCGCGCCACGGCGTCGAGGCACGACTGCATGTAGTGGTCGGCGTCCTCGGCGGTCGCCTTCGGCTGCTCCCTCGCGCGCTCGCGCGCATACTCGAACGACGGCGCGTAGCCCATCCCGTGCACCGCGAGTGCCGAGGCGATGATGGTGTCATCATGCTCGCCCTTCGGGTGGCCGTACTTGTCCGTCTCCGGGTCCACCTGGAAGATGCGCATCTCGCCGAGCACGGAGACCGAGCGGATGTCGATGAGGCGTTGCTCCACCATCGCGCGGAGCTGCTGAATGATCTTCGACTTGGTGGTGCTGGTGGTGAAGAAGCCGAAGCGCCACGTGTTGCCGAGGCCCGGGTCGAAGTCCACCATGTCGGCCGCCGAGCGCGTGAGCACGTTCGTGTAACCACACACGCGCACGAGCTGGTCGCACGCGCCATAGCCGGCGTTGATCTCCGGGACCACGAAGGCGTTGTTGTAGAACTCGGCCAAGAGGGCGAGGATGTGCCCGGCCTCGACCTCGCTCACCACGTTCGACCGGAAGAGTGCCACCTCGCGGAGCCGCGTCGGGTCCACGCGCTCGAAGACGGCGATCACCGTGTAGTCGTTACCGACGCCCTTCGAGAAGTCGGCGCCGATGATGTACGCGCTCCCGTGCTTCGGACCTTCGAAGACCTGGAAGTTCGACGCCGGCTCGAGGACGCAGCGCGGCGGCGCGATGCTCGAGACCTTCGCGTAGAGCACCGGCGTCGTGCGCTTGTTGAAGAGCTCGTCCACGCGCTCCTGGTTGAACACCGCCATGCCGGTCACCTGGAACATCTCGTCCGGGTCCGCCGGAAACTCCTGCATGAAGAGTTGTTCCGGCGTGAGCTTGGGGTGGTGCTTCGACTGCGCGATGCGCGCGCGGCGCTCTTTCACGCGGCCGAGCGTGAAGCGCTTGTCGCGCGCCATGAGCCCGCGCTCGTAGTCGTCGAGCGTGCGCTCCAGGATCTCCGCCTCTTGTTTGAAGACCGGCTGCACGAGGCCGGGGTCATCGAGCCACGAGAAGAAAAACTTGTACTGACCCGGCGTGCCCCACTTCGCGAGGAGCTCGAAGTCCTTGTCCTTGTACGCCTGCTCCGCCTCGTCGATCGTGAGCGCTGTCTTCCACTCCTCGTAGAACGGCCCACTCTTCCCGTTCGCCGTGCTCTCCTTGATGACCCACGCGTGTTGCACCGACGCGCTCATGCACTGCGCGACGTCGGCGTAGCTCGCATAGTGGGCGTACTCGCTGAAGTGGTAGAGGTCGAAGCGCCAACCGCGCTTCGCTTCGTTGATCGCGTTCTTGCCGGCGGTGCTGATCGCGTAGCGAGAACCGAAGGGCTCGTCATACTCGAAGTAGTCGGCCGAGTTGTACTTGTCCGCCGGCCGCACGTTCACAAACGCGTTGGGCCAGTGGTTGAAGAAACGGGTCGCGATGCTCCAGATTTCTTGCGCGCTGTCGTCGGCGTGCGCCATGAGCAGGCACGCGTAGTTCGGCACGAACGAGATCCGCTTGAAGCCCTTGGCGAGCGTCCACGTCGAGAAGCCGCCTCGGCGCGACTTGCCGATGAGCATGCGGAGGCCGATGAGGTGGTCGGGCACCTTGGCGCCGGTGTCGATGTGGTGCTTGAGCACCGCCGGGTCGATGTACGTCGGCTGCTTCTGCTTGAAGGCATCGACCTGAAACTTGAGGTTCAGGTCGAGCATGCGGCGCACGTCGCGCTCGATGAGGTTCTGGCCGGCGTTCGCCTTGAGGGCCATGAGCCGGCCTGGGTGGTCGCGGTCCTCGACGTGGAAGATGCGCTCCCAGGTCCACGGGTCCGGCTGCGTGTGGACGTCGCGGACGAACTGCTCGTCCTGCTTCGTCAGGATCGGTTTCTGGTTCTTCGCCATCGAACCTCAGCGGGAGAGGCCGAGCGCGCGCATAAGCGCTTCCATGTCCACGTCCTCGGTCGGGCCTGTGACCGCACCGGGGAGCGGCATCGTCCCCTGCCCCGGCGGCGGGAACTGCGGCGGCGGGCGCATCGCGGCCGTGGTCTCGAGCCGGACCGGCATGTTCCGCAGGAGGTCGGCCTCGCGCGACGGATCGATGGGACCCACCGAGCCGAGCGAAGGCGTCGGGTCCGCCGGCGCCTGCCACTTCGGCACCTGCGACGCATCCACGCGCCATCCGCCGGTCACGGGTTGCTTGTAGGGATCGAGCGACAACCCTGGAGGGCTCGAGCTCGGGAACGTTTTGGAGAGCCCCGGCTCCGACTGCGGGATCGGCGGCGCATTGAAGACGGGCTGGTTCCGGAGGAGCGCTGATTCTTCCGGGTTGACCTGCTGCCACTTCGGCACCAGCGACAGCGCGCCGGCGTTGTCGGCCATCGAGAGCTCACCGCCGAGCCGGGCATATGCCTGGTTCGCCGCTGAGGTGTTCGAGAGCCCGCGCATGAGCCCGGGAGCGTACTGCTCGAGCGCCCCGGCCGCCGCGGGAAGTGCCTTCGAGGCCGCACCGCCGAGGAGCGCCCCGCCGAGCGCCTTCTTCCCGATGCTCGCCGGGTCCTGGTCGCCGAACGCCATCGCGGTCCCAGCTCCGCCCATCGCGCCCGTCGCCATGCCCGAGCCCACCGCACCGAGCGCCGGGGTCAGCATCGGGGCGAGCGGGAGCGCCGCGCCCGCGAGCGTAGCTCCGGCGAGCAGGCTTGGCGGGACACCGTACTCGCCGAATGGCGCCGTGTTGCGGGCGACCCCCTTGGTCCAGTCACGCTCGTAGCCGTAGGCCGCGTCGTCCGGGTCGCCGTCGGGCTCGGGATCCGGCTCCGGGTGCCCGGCCATGGCCGACCCAGCCGGACCCGCCGAGGCGATGGAGGCGAGCATGCGCTGGATGTCGTCGGGGCTCGCATTCGGCCCGAGGAGCGCGCGGGCCAAGCCCTCGGGGTCGAAGCCCCGGGCGGCGACGGGAGAGGACGACGCGAACGGGAGGGGCATGCCCCGACGCTACGTCAGGCGATGCCCCATGTGCAACCGAAGCGGTGCAGTCAACCAGACCCCAGATCAGCCCTCCGAATCCGCGCGGCTCGGAGGAACACCGCTGCTAAACCCGCCAAGCGCCGGGCCGCGGAATAGATCAGGTCAGTGCTTCGGCGCCGCCTCCAGCGCAGCCACCAGCGCCTCGGCTTCGGTGGCGCCGATCGCGTCGTCGTTCCATCCATTCGCCGTGCTTCGACAGCACCAAGCGTTTCGGAGTCCGTGCCGAAACATCGTGGTCAGCCCCGGATCGCGCCACGCCTCCCGTACCAGCGCGAGCAGGCACCCGAGCGTCGCGGGGTCGTCGAGGTCGGGGAGGTCTCGGCGGTCGGCTCCCTCGTCATCCACGCGAGCCGCTCTCGGCGCATGGTTCTCATCGCCCGCCCAGATAGCGAGCATCCCCGGCATCCACCGCCACGCGGGGCACGCCACCGCGCGCCGAGCCAGCGCCGTCTTCGGGTCCGCGGGCTTCGGCTCGAAGATGAGTTTCGAGCCGTTCTCGCCCTCGATCTCGACGCCGGCGCGCCCGTCGGGGTGTTGAATGGTCTTCGTCATCGATCGGCCTCCTCTTCGGGCGCCACTTCCAGCCCCGGCACAAACGGATCTCGGCATACGATGGCGGCGGATCCGTCTTCTCGCGACTCAAGCACACACCCTCCGCGATAGCGAGGCGCACGCCCTGCGTTGGCGAGACGCGCACGCCACTCCTCCGGTTCTAACCGCATTCCGTACCAGCATCCATCACACGTGTCGGAGCCCGCGTTCGTCTCCTCATCGACAGCGCCGCAAAACTTGCACTCGCCTTCGGTCATCGGCGCCGCCATCCCCACGGTCGCAGCGGACGATAGTCGCGCGCGAACGGCCAGTAGCCGGCATATAGCAGCATATGCTCGATGGAGTGTTTCATCGGTCAGCCTCCTCGACCACGTCATCCCGCACCGCGCGCAACGCCTTGCCCGGCGGTCCCTCGAACCACACGAGCCCGCGACCCACGTCGTACTCGGTGACGATGCCTTCGCGAGCGGAGATGCCGATGCCGGGACCGCGGATTCCGATGCTCGGCTCCTCCGCCACGACGCACTTGAGGAACTCGCGGTGCTGCACGTACGGGTCGCCCTTCGGGTCGATGCGGTGCATGCCGCAGCCACAGAGCGGGGTCTCCGGGGGAGGCGGCTCGACCTTGGGCCACTGGCGCGAGACCTCGTCTCGCAACCTGTGCGTGGTGTAGTCCGCGCAGTAGTCGAGCGGCCACATCTCGAAGAACGAGCGACCCATCTCGATCCTCACACGCTGCGTCGAGTGGACGTGCGCCGCCACAAACTCGACGTTCGCGCCGTCGAAACTCTGCGGTGGGCGCGCCGTGATGGTCTCGAGCCGCCAGTCCGGCAGGTAGATCTCGAGCCGGACGTTGATGGCGTCAAAGAGCGCCTTCGAGTCGAAGTCGGCCATGGCGGTCCTCCTCGTCGAGCGGCTTCTCCTCCGCGTTCCTGACGGCATCGATGGCGGCGCGATCTTGCCCACCTCGATCTCTTCTTTCGTCACCACGATCTCGTCGGTCATGTCCCTCTCCTCGTTCGAGCCCTTGCAGGGGCTCAGGTCTTCGTCTTCATCGCCTCGATCGCGCATTCGGCCGCCGCGACCCACTTCGCGCGCACCTCGTCGGTGAGGTCAGCCCACGGCGGCACCGCGCGACCGTCGAACGTGCGCCACGGATTCGCGCCGGCCGCGTTGTAGGCGATGAACATCTGCGATGCGATGTCCTGCGCATCGAACGCAGGCTCCTCGCGGCTCGCGCGGAGCTCATCGACGAGCGCGAGCGTGGCGCACGCCTGCGCCATCTCGATCGGGCGGTCTCTGCTGTCGGCCCGTTGCCCGGCGGTCATGAGCCAGTCCTTCGCGGCCTGGTAGTTGTCGCTCACTTCTTCACCTCCACCTCTTCGAAGGTCCCCCGTCGGACGGGGGGCTCAGCTAATATTCAGCAACGCCGGGTTCAGCACGCCGCCTCGCGCGTTCGCTTGTTCACCCTCCGTGCCGATCTGGGTCTTCAGGTTGTGCCAGCGCCGGAGCTCCTCTCCGTGCTCCCACATCTGCGCGAGAATGGAGACCGCGCAGCCGTACATGAAGCCGGTGATGCCGTCGGTGTCGGCTTCACGGCTCGTCACCTCCGCGACGTCTGCGAGACTCCGCCCGGCCGTCATCTCGCCCTCCATGAGCGCGGCCCACTTTTCGGCGTAGGTGAAGCAGCGACGCGAGTACGGGTCGCTGTTCTTCTTCCTCCACGCCTGGTACTCGGCCTCTTTGCCTTCGATGATCTTCATTTGGTTCCTCTCGCTTTCGTGACTTCCGTCTCTTCGAAGGTCCCGTCGGCCAGCTTGCGCCGGCGCACGACCTTCGCCGTCTTCTTCTCCGGGGCCGGCTTCTCCGCCTCCGGTTGCCCAGAAACGTAAGCAATGCCGGTGCCACCGCAGGACAGACACTCCCACGACTCGCCGTCCGGCCCCAGGCTGGTGTCGGTCACGCGGCCACCGATGCACCACCGACAGCGCCGAGCTCCCTTGGGCGGGAGCGGCTTCGGCGGTCGCTTGTACTTCCGAGCCCCACGCTCGCGAACAGCCTCGAGCCGCTGGCGAGCCACCTCCTCGGGCGTGAACGTGGGAAGCCGCTCGACCACCGCATCCGGCGCCAGGAGAGCCAGCGCCTCCAACCGCTCCACCAGAACCACCAGATCTTCGGGCAGAGTCTCCGACGGCTCGAGCCCATCCGGCGCCGAAGCCCCCGAGCTCGGAGCTGGCGAAGACGGCGCGCGGGACTCCGACGGGACTCCGGGGCCGTTCGTGACGGCAGGGGCTAGTTCGGAAGTGGTGGGGGGAAAATTCTGGGGAGTGGAGCCTCCTAGGTTCAGACGCGCGTTTGCCCGGCCCCCGCGCGGGAGTGTCACCCCGGGGTCCCCCTCGGGAGGGCTACGTCTGACCGCGTCGTGGTCGTAACCTCGCGTAAGAGCAGACAGGATCGGGTCCCGCTCCGGAGGGAGTCCACTTGGAGCGACCGTACCGAGATCACGCGCCAGAGCGAGGAGAAGCGCACCGCGCTCCGTCTCATCCTCCTGAGCTCTACGTCGTATCTGCCCGGATTCGTGAGACTTACGTCGGGCTGCGAGGTACGCGAGCCAAGCCTCAGTCTGGAGAGCGAGGAGAGACCCTCGGAGGAACGCGGAGCGTCTGATCTCGCGGTACGCGTGGCGAGCCGCACTCACGACTAGCCTCGGGCGCGACCCTTGCCCATAGCGCCCCTGTCCCCTATCCGCCCTCTGATCTCCGGTCGGTGGACTGGCGCCTCCGCTCGCATCGCCACCGATCGCTCGTGACCCACCGTGCCCTCCCCTGACCGCGCCTCGCTCCAGATCCGGATGTGCTTCATCGGCTGGCCCCAGGTCCTACGCTCGCCCTGGGGGCTCGCTCCGGACCCTCCCCACGCGTACCTGTACCACGCGGGTCTGGTCTCACGTGCGCATGTGCGCGATCATACTCGGTCCGAGGGGGCTTGACAGCGGATCACGTGCTTCTCGTCACTCCTACATTGTGACTGCATGTCAGTCGTGTGCTATCAGCACCTTGCGAGGTGCAGCTGCCCCTCGGCACTGTGCTACTGCGCCGCGTCAAGCCACAGATCAGGCCCGGTGCCACACCTCGGCCCGGTGGCACACCCGCTGCATTGCCTCCGAGCATGACCGACCGGACGATCGCCCCGACGAGACCAGTCAGCCCACGGGGATGCACGCAAATGGAAGCAAATGAGGATGGCATGCTAGAGGTATTCGACCGCACCCCCGAGGGGGCCACGTATCTGTGGGGGTGGATCCCGGAACCCCGATCTAACCGGGATGCGAGACTCTGCAAGCGCCAGATCGGTCGATCGGCGCACGATATTCCGAGGGTGGGGCGCCACCCTTTCGCGCACGCGACCACGGGACACATAATCTGGTACGTGCCGCCACGAGATATTGAGATCAAGCGCATCGGGCGCCGCGTCTATCTCCACAAATAAGGCTCGGACGATCGCCCCGACGCGTCCGGGCGCCACTTCGGTTCGAGGCCGGAGACGGGGCATCTAAGAGGAGGATCAAAGTGACGTACATCGCATGGCAATGGAACGCCTGGATTCAGCGACGTGGCGGTGGGGGCTCGACCGGCACGAGCGGAGGAGACATCCACACCGCGATCGAGCGTGGGATCGCGTATGCGCTCTATGACATGGGGCGACACATCGAGGCGCGCACCGAGGTCGAGATCGTTCTGAGTGCGTCATGCCCCATGTGCAAAGACTCGGGCCGCATCGGTCAAACGGCGCGATCCAAGGGTCGGGCGTGTGCGTGCCAGCGCGCCAAACGCCCAGATCCTATGACGATCGTTCTCGGTGAAGATCACTATTGCATGCTGGAGCAAGGGCGCTCGGTCGGACCGTGATAGCGCTCGGGCGATCGTAGCCATCACCCCGCGTGCGCGATTGTGCAGGGCTCGCGACCTTGCGCGGGGATCTCGAACCAACGGAGGGACATCAATGGAGATCCTGTTCCTAGAACCGCATCATCGGGTCGCATGGCACGGTTGCACCCCGCTCCCCGCGCTGGGAGCGCGCTTGGTTGTGGATGAGCACGAGTTTAGGGTGGAGGGGTATGTGTACCTCCCAGCAAAACCGGGGGCGGGCGCACATTTGTGCATCGTGGTCGAGAACCCGGAGGATGGTCGCCCCATGTGGCTCCCTGGATTCTCATGGGATGACCTGGTTTGCCGCGCGACCGAGCGAAGCCCGGGAACGTCCTGGGCTGATTAACCAACGGAGGGAACATCATGACGGACGAGAGCAAACCCGACTTCAACGCAGCAATGAGCGCGATCCGCACCTGGTACTACAGCGAGATCCGCGAATGGGCCGCGGCGCTCGACAAAGAGATCGCCGACGGCGAGCACAAGGATCGTGAGGCGTTCCACGACTATCTGCACGAGTCGATCGACGGGTGCGCGATGGTTATCTACACCGCGCAGTCTCAGGCCGTGTGCCTCGCCTCGGACAACTCCGATGCGCTGGCGGACGAGTATGGCGCCGATGGTATCGTAGAGGATGGCTCGATCCGGTGGGGCGCGATGGCGTACGCAGCGATCGAGCGGGATCTGATCGAGACCATGTCGAGCGATCTCGACGACGATGCGACGTTCGAGCGGGAGGAGGAGGAGGAGGAGGAGGAGGAGGAGGAGACGGTCTAGCAGTTCCACCCGAGCCCCTGATCACTCGGGGGCTCGCGCGGGCCTGCAAGCCTGGGAAAGTCGAGAGGGAAGCAATGTTGGACGCATTCAAGACTGTGGCATCGTGGGGGCCGTACCCGTTTATCGTCGAGGGCAACGGGCGGAAGTGGGCCACAGACGGGCATCGGCTCGTGATCGCGCCAAGCCCGATGGCGGGCGACGAGATCCCGCGCCGCGTGCGCGCGCCGAAAGATACCGACTTCACCAAACTGCCCGAGAGCCGAAGCTTCGCCAATCTCTATCCGAACCCGAGCGCCGATCACACATTCACGCTCGACGACCCCAGAGCGGTCGTACGGTTTTGTGATGACGCTTTGCGCGCACAGCGCGAGGAGAACGCTCCCCTGGTAACAGCATGGCGCGACCAGATCGCGCAAGCCCGAGCCGATAAGCGAGCGTATGAGGCGCAACGGCTCCGCAAAGAAGGAGCTCCGAAACCCCGAACGACGGGCAAGATCGGGCTCCCGAGCGCCGGAGGCGCGCTCATGATCACCGGCTACCGCGACGATCGAAACACCGCGATCTCGGCCGTGTCATGGGTCAAGCCCATTGATTGGGCCGGCATCGATCTCCGCTATCTCCGAGACGCGCTCCGCGCCGTGCCGCGCGGCGTGAAACCGACCCTACAGGTATCGAGCGACGGGCGCGAGCCCTTCATGCTCCGAGCCGGCGACATCACGACCCTGATCATGCCGGTGAGGCTCTGATGATCGCCGTCCTCGCGGTCTACTTCGGATCGCAACTCGTCACGCTCGCCCTCGTGTGGGCGGTGCATCGGCGTCGGTAGACACCGACCATGGGGCGGGTTGCGAGCCCGCCCCGCCCTCCCGACGCGACCGGGCGGCACCGAGGTTCGAGCCCTCGGGCGGGAGATTGGGCGCGAGCCCATGGAGGGACACATGGAATCGATCAAGGAAAAAGCCGAACGACTCGCACGCGAGCGCTACCAACGAGGATACGACGATGGCGCGAAGATGGCGCGCGACTTCAACACGAACCCTGGGATGTCGCTGGTCGTGCGCCCGGATCGTACGAAATCGGCGGACTACTGGCGCGGCATGACCGACGCGATTCGGGCGCTCTCGCGCACGGAGCCGTCATGCGACTGATCGCGTACATCCGCGTTTCCACCGACCGGCAAGAGCTCGGGCCGGAGGCACAGCTCGAAGAGCTCCAGCGATGGGCCGCGGTCGCCGGGCACGAGATCGTGGACGTGGCTCGAGACATCGGCGTCTCGGGCGCCACGCCCTTCGCGAAGCGCCCCGCGCTCAATCGGGCGATCGCGTGCATCCCCGAGCGGTGCGATGGAATCTGCGTGACCAAGCGCGATCGCCTCGCGCGCGATGTGCTCGAGGCGATCATGATCGATCGCGTGGTCGAGAAACTGGGCGGTCGCGTCATGCTTTCGAGCGGGCGGAACGACCAGGACCCCGACACCATCCTCATGCGGCGGATGCATGACGCCTTCGCCGAGTACGAGCGGGCGATGATCCGCTTTCGCATCCGGGCCGCGTTCGCGGTGAAGCGGGCTCGGTCGGAGGCGCTCGGAGGCACCTCGCCGTACGGGTGGAAGATCGCGCCCGACGGGAAGACACTCATCAAGGACGCTCGAGAGCAAGAGGTGCTGCGCCGCATCGCCAAGGCTCACGACGACGGGATGAGCTACGAGTCGATCGCCGATAGCCTCAACCGGCAGAAGGTGCCGGCGCGCAAGCGCTCGGGCTCGGACCTGCCCGGGAAGTGGAACAAGAAGTCCGTGATGCGCTTCATTCAGCGGTTCCGGGCGTCTCGCCTGGCAGAAGAGACAGAAGCGTCCTGATGTGCTCGGCCCGGCGCAGCTTCAGCGACGTCATCGCGCCGGCGTCCTCGGGGTCTCGGGCGGTCGCGTCCGTTTTCGGGCGGCCGTCGCAGCGCTCCCTCGGCCCCTCGCAGTCGGCGCACGGGTCGAGCCCGAACGTCAGGATCGCCTTCACGTACGGGCCGCCTCGAAGGCACCCCTCGGGGACCCTGCCTTGGGCGATCGCGTCCGCGAGCTCGACGTCGTCAGCGTCCGGGGCGTCGCGATCGAAGTAGTGCGCTCTCACTTCGCCTCCTGCGGCTCTACCGCGACCGCTACGTAGCCCGACCTGCGCTCGCCCTTCGGCGCGACCTCTGCCTCGATGACGATGTCCTTCGGCTGGAACGGAGTCTTGCACGGGGGCTTCGACTTCCGCGGCCCCAGCGCGATCGCTCCAGCGCCGGCCGGATGTCGCTCCCCCCACTGCCGCATCGAGGCGTCGTGCTCGTCGCTCTCCGCGTGGAGCGTGCCGTTGAGCGCGGCCTCAAGCTCGACGATGCGCTTGTGCTGCGCGAGCGCCTGCTCGTTCATGCTCGCTAGCGCAGCGTCCGCGTTTGCCCTCTCGCGACCCAGCTCCTTGTCAAGCCGCACCACCTCCTCGCGCTCGGCGGCGAGTCGGCATCGCAGTTCATTGAGCGCGTCCTCCTGCACTGTGATCCCCTTGCGGTTCATGCCGATGCGGGCCTTGAGGTCCTCGATCTCCGTCGCGTAGCTCGCGGCCTCGACCGCGATCTTCTTCGACCGCTCGCGCTCTTTCGCGAGCTCGGCCTCGGTCTCCTCCAACGCGCCGAGCAGGCACCGCACCCGCTCGAACATCTCCCGCGGCGGCGGGAACACCCGCGCCACGTCGCCCCACACCAACCGGTCTTCGTGCGTGATCTTCATGTCTTCGGTCCTCCTGGCCCCTTCAGCCTGTCGATGAGCTTCCGCGTCTCCTCGTCCATCTTCACCGGCGCCGGGCCCGCCCGAGCCCGGGCCTCACGCTCCGCGGCCTCGCGCCGCATCTTCGCGTTGTTCTCCTCCATCATCCGGCGCGCCGCCGCCGCCGTGTCGTCCTTCGCCTCGGCCCCCACACGCCGGCCGGGAGCGACCACGGGCCTCGGCGGCGGGAGCGGCTTGCCCCCGCGCTCGCGGAGCTCCTTCCCGCGCTGCATCCACTCCTCGAGCCGCTCCCCCTGGCCGCGCTCGAGGAGCCACACGAACGACGCCCGCCACCCGCTGTCGTTCTGGCCGCAGTGGAAGGGCGACGCCGCGAGAGCGCGAGCGCACCACTCCCACTCGCTCGGGTCAGGGTGTGCCCTCATGGCGGCGGCCAAGCGCTTGCCGTGCGGCGTCGAGGCCCTGGGCTCTCGCGCCGGCGGGAGACCCGTGCCTTCGCGCCCGCGGTCCCACGCAGCCACAACCCCCTTGGCGTTCGCTGCGCGCGATTCTGGCGCCGCCGGCGGGGGCACGAGCTCGAGCTGGGGGCGAAGCGTCGGCCGTGAGGCGAGCGGGTCCTCGCCCTCGATGGGCCCGAACACCTCGTTCGCCAGGTCGAGCGAGCGCCGAAGTTGGAAGTCGAGGCCAGGAGCCGCCGCCGGCGGCGACGGCCGAGCGCCCTCCTCCTCACACTCCTCCTCCGGAGTCTTTCTCTCTTCTTTCCTCTTTCCTCTCTCCTCTACCCGTGACCGGAGCGCGTTCGTGTCTGTGACCGGAGCATCACCGGAGATGTTCCATGAGAAGTTCTGGAGCAGGAACTCCGCCAACTCTCCAGCGATAGAGAACAACTCGGAGCGCCCGATCCGCTGTCCTGCGAAGCGCTTATGAAACTCCTGCTCTTCCTCGACTCCACCTGGGAGCGTGCCGATCAACTCGGGCTCCGTTCTGTGCTCGGTCTTCAGTTGAGCGATGCGGTGCGTCAGGTTCGCACTCTGACCGATCTTCACACGCTCCCCAAGGCGCACGAAGTACACGAACTGACCCGGCACGATCTCCGCCCTTCGCTCGCGAGAGCGACGCTGGCGCTCCGCGCTCGGGTCCTCTTGCCAGCGCTGGAGGTTCGGGAAGACGTAGAACCCGTCTCGGGTCTCCAGTGTGCCCACGGCCTCGAGCGCTGCGAGTGCACCCTCGACCTGCTCGATGGTGGCGTGCGCCCGCTGGGCGAGGACGGAGAGCGCGAGCGGGGCGCCCCGAGCTCCGATGAGGAGGCCCGACCCGTCCGGCTGGCGGCCCCGGGCGTTGGCGATCTGCATCGCCTTGATCCCGATGCCGAGCGTCACGACGTCGAGGTCGGCATGGGACAGCGAGTCGAACCAGTCCGCGTACACCTTGGTCCACGGGAGATCGTGCTTCTCGTGCCACGCGGTCACAGGATCCTCCGGAACTCGACGACCCACACCCACGGGTTCGCGACCCACGAGTCTCCGCCGTTGATGGACCGCCAGAGCGACATGAACGAGGCGCGGGCGGTGTGGAACGACGACCCGTCGGGGCCGTAGTTGGTCCAGCATCCCGCCGACGCCATGAACCCGCCGCAAGGTTCGACGCCCTCCGCCCGCGCGTCCTCCTCGCTGATGACCTGGAGGCGCTCGACGCGCACGCCGGTCACCTCAGCGATCGGCATCAGCCAGCGGAGCGACGACGGCAGGAACCGCCCGGGCCGGAGCTTGCCGCACCACGACGGCTTCTCGCCGCCGTCCCAGTGCGACCAGAACACCGGGCGGCCGAGTTCGGTCGGGTCGCCGTCGCGCGGGAGGTCGGTCGGCTTCAGGTCGTCATATCGCGCGTCCGTCGCCCACGACGAGAGGAGCCGCAGCCGATCGCCGGGCTGGCCGTAGGGGCAGCGCAGCGGCGCGGCTGCTCCCGCGCGAAGCCGATGCCCGCCGATCGACCAGTAGGGCTCACTGCCGTAGTAGGTGTCGGGCTGCGGCTTCACCACCCGACGCGTCATGGTCTTCCGTCCGTCGAGGATGGCGCGCACCATCGGCGCCGAGAACAAGATCGGTCGTTCCTTCACAGCTTCCCTCCCGTCAGCGCGAGCGCCACCTGGAACGCGAACCCGTCGGTCGCGGTGCTGTGCATGGACTTGTTCCGTTCGAGCTCGGCGCGGCACAGGGCGAGCGCGGCCTCGATGCGCGAGCGCTCCAAGCGCAGGTCGGCGATGAGGTCGGGGACGTCGGTGCGCGCCGCGGCGATAAAATGCATCGTGCGGAGTGGGCAAAAAGTCCCCGGCGTCGCGATGGTATACCGACCGCTATTCGTCGTAACGAAATTGAAATTATCCTCTTCACACCTCCATGGCCCCGGCGTCGCCTCCTGCGCCCGCGTCTCGATCTCCGCCAGCCGCTTCTCGTCGATCTTCTGCTCGCTCACACCCGCCTCCACTTCTCGATCGAGAACGGCGCCGCGAAGGCTCGCTCGATGCGAGCCCACCGCTGCGCTCTCGCCTTCGTCCTCGCCGCTTCTCGCGCTGCGGCCCGCGCCTTCGGCACGAGCATCCGGCGCGGAAGATCCTTTCGGGCCAGCGTCACCGCGCGGCCGATCTCCTCCGGCGTCATCCGTTCTTCGCCTTCTGCTCGGCGAGGTTCCGCCGGAGCTGCGCGTTGTGCTCTTTGCGGCACGCGCCCCCGCAGATGGGCTTGCGCGTGCGGTCGTCTTCGCGGAGGAACATCACCTTCTCGCAGACCGAGCACTCGACCCGGCGCTGTCGCCGGTGGCACGCGGTGCAGACCTTCGCGATGATCTCGCGCTTCCCGTTCCGCACGGGGTCGAGGTGCTCACACCTGCAGTCGGGCGCCTTTGGCTTCTCGGGCTCGGCCTTCTTCTCCCGCGGCAACTCGCGCACCTCCGACCACGAGCCGTCGATGCCCGCCTTCTGCGACGCGAGCCACTCGAAGCGCGTCCAGCACCGCCGGCACACGCCGGCCACTCGAGCCCCGCCCTCGCCGAGCACGACGTCGAGCGCCGCCGGCGGGAGCGCCGCACCGAAAAGATCCCGTAGCCCTCTGCACTTCGTGCAGGTGTCCTTGTCGTCGATCATGCGGTCCCTCCGAAGAGCTCGTCGGCGAGGCGGATGCGCCGGCCGATGAACTCCACGATCTGTGGCAACACGCCGTTGCCGATGCCTCGCAAACGATGGGATCGAAGCTCGCCGAGCGTGCGCTTGCGCTCCGCGGCCTCTTCGAAGGTCAGCGACCGCGGCGTGCCTGCTTCTTGCCGCGACGCGGAACCGTCTTCCCGTGCCGCCAATGCCAAGACGTGTGACAAGACGAGCAAAGCGTCATCACGTTCGATGGCTGGTTGTTTGACGGGTTGTGATCGATGTGGTGCAGGTCCAGCGATGAACTTGTCCCGCAGTTCTCGCACAACGGCTTTCGGAGTTTTGCGGCGCGCTTGTAGAGCGCGCTCTTGGTTGGCGCCGTTTTTCGCTTGTTCATGCCGAAGCACCGCAGATCGCAGTACTTCCCTCGACGGAAAACGTTGTTGCTCTCCAGCGTCCCGTTGTAGCGCTTGCGTTCGAGCGGCGTTGAGCAATGCGCGCAAAACTTCGTCGCACCTGACATCTTCTGCCTCCTGAATGGACCGGACTCGCAGCGCTTCGAGGACGGCGCGTGCGTACGGGTCGATCTCCGTCTGCGAGACGATCTCGAAACCGGCCCCCTGGAGCCCGAGGTCCATCAGGCCGATGCCAGAGAAGAGCGACACCGCACGCACGCGCCACCTCAACCTACGCGCCCGCCGACGAGTTCACGATCGCGGGCGGCCCCTGACGACCGGGCTGATCGAAGGTCGCCTCGAAGCGCTCACGTTCGGCGCGGCGATCCTGTTCTCGGCGAACCATGTCGAGCGCCTCGATCGTGTCGGTGGGAGACAGTTTGAGCCGCTCGGCCAGGTTTGTGACCTTGGTGATGAATGAGAGCTTGTTCTTCAGCGTGGTCTTGTCGGCCATGTTCTTTCCTTCTTCCCCGGTGGGGATGCTCGCCCCGGGAGTCGAACCCGAGATCACGCGGTCCGCAGGAGTCGGCCGCGTGCCTGTTACCGTCGCGAGCGTGTGACTAGGTCTCGCTCTCCTCGCGCCGAGCGTCAGCGTTGAGGATGGCGCTCACGGTCTGTCGCGATAGGAGGAGCGCATCCGCGATCGTCTGGTGCGCCCACCCCTTTGTGCGGAGCAGAACGACAGCCTCACGCGCCCAGTGCTTGCGGTTCAGCGTCATGCGTCCGTTCATCCCGCGGTTACGGACGTCGGTCGCCATGTCGATCTCCTCGTCGGTCCAAGTGTGCTTCTTCATGAGCACGCGGGCCTCGAGCCTCAGCGCAGCCTCGCGCTCGGAGAGGACGACGACCTTCGTACCGGCGTCGCGGATCTGGCAGACACGCTTGTGCGGGAGCCCAAGCGCCGACGCGATCTCGCGCTCCTCCCAGTGGAGCCCGAGAAGCGCGCGGCAGGCGCGGGTCTTGGTGTCGTTGACGATCGGCGGGGCCGACTTGGTGACCATGCTGTCCCTCTCGCTTCGGTCGGAGGGCGTGCGCCGGTTGCAGCCAGCGCACGCCCCATGGTTCGGACGTGGTTGTTCAGCCGGAGCCGTCGCCGTAGCCGGAGCCGGAGCCGGAGCCGTCGCCGTAGCCGTAGCCGGAGCCGTCGCCGTCGCCGTCGCCGTCGCCGTAGCCGGAGCCGGAGCCGGAGCCGTAGCCGCAGCCGTAGCCGGAGCCGTCGCCGTCGCCGTAGCCG